TTACTTTTCCTTGCCCGTCAAGCCGATATTGTGCGGGCTTTGCAGGTCGGGATTGGCGCCGATAAAAAACGTTGCGCTCTCGGTCATGCCCGAGCCAGCCGTCGGCGTGAACGTCAAAACATAGGTGCAGCTTCCCTTCGCAGGCAATGAAGATCCGCACGAGCCGCCGCTCTGCGTGAAGTCGCCGCCGGGATTGGGCCCGGAAAAGCCGGCGCCCAGCGAGATTGTCGCGGTCGAATGGAGATTCTTCACTTTTATCGTCTTGCTCTTGGGCTTGGATGGATCGACCGTCCCAAAATTCACCGACGCCGGCGACACCGACACCGCGGGCTTGCCCTGCCCGGAGACCGACACGTTCTGGCTGCCGGTTCCGGCATTGTCGAAGAGCGTCAGCGTCGCACTGTTCGAGCCGATCACCTGCGGCGTGAAGCTGACCATAACCGAGCAGCTTTTCTTAGGCAGCACCCCGCCCGACGGATTGCAGGCGGAGACGTTTGCTGAAACCATCGCCGGGTTCGACGAGCTGGATCCCGTCACGAACAGCGGAGCGCTTCCCTTGTTCGTCACCTTCAGGCTCTTGATGACCGTATCGCCAAGGGCAGCGCTGCCGGCGGCGAGCTTCGAGGGCACAGAGGCGACGGTGGTCGGCGTTGAGGTCGGAGTAACCGTCGGCGTGACGGTGGTCGTGACCGTGGGCGTCGCCGTCAGGGTTCGAGTTGTGGTCAGCGTCGGGGTCGGCGTCAGGGTGGTGGTTACGGCCACCGTGGGCGTCGGCGACAACGTTGTCGTGACCGTGGGAGTTGGAGTGCGCGTCGCCGTAACCGTCGGGGTTGGAGTGTTCGTAATCGTCGGAGTAACGACTCCCGTAGGCGTAATTGTCGGGGTGGTAGTCGGCGTGCGCGTAATCGTCGGGGTCAAGGTCGGTACGCCAGCAGTCGGTGTTGCCGTCCGCGTTGGGGTTCCTGTCCGGCTGGGACTGATCGTCGCGGTCGGAGTTGCAAACGACGTCGGACAGGTGTTTCCCGCCGGGTTGAACTCGGTCAGAAAGGCGTTGGTACTGTTCTTCGCCTTGGTGTTGTTCTTGAACTGAAACGCGTTGGAGGTGGTCGTAAAGTCCTTCGAGTAGCTAAGTCCCGCCACGAAGATATGCGAATTGGAGCTGTTGAACGCGACTCCGCCGCCGATATCCGCCGCGCCGCTGCCCCCCAGAAGCGTCGAAAATACAATCTGATTAGCAGGGGTTTGCGTCGTATCAAGTTCCGTCGCAAACGCGGTTACGGGGATGTTGGTGCTGCTGGCAACGCTGACTCCGGTACTGGTGTTGGTAGTCTTGCACGCATTCGCGCTGGTCGGGAACGGAACCAGCGTTGCGTGGGTGTCGCAAGCAGTGACAAGACCGGAGGAGATGTTCGTGTTCGAGGTGGTGGTCGCGCCGGTCAGGTACACCACTCCCGGATGGCCGCCTGTATGGTCGATGTCCAGATCGACGCCTAGATCTCCGATTCCGCCATCGTGCGAACCAAGGACGGAAATGCCGCAACCACTGCCGCTAAGGTAAGTCGAATAAACAATTTGGCCCACTCCCGTCGGCTGCGAAGGATCCAGCTTCGCGACGAAGGCCGCCGACGCAATCGGCCCCTGAGCGGTAGCGGCCACGTTTGTGGACTGGAACGCCTGGCCCGGACTTGGGATTTGGAAGTCGGTAGAGGCGGTGATTCCCGTCACCCAGAGCTTGCCGTTGTCATATTTGATCGCGGTGCCCAAGTCGCCGAGCGCGAACGCGATGGGACTGGTAATCACCGCGCCGCTGCCCCCCAGATAGGTGCCATAAATGAGCGACGCGGCCCCCGTCTTGCTCGGATCGAAGCCGGCAACGAAAACGTCGCTGGTCTGGTGCGCGGAGCCGTTGTACGTGCTCACCGCCGGAGTCACCAACGCCAAATTGTTCGAGTAGGTCGCGCCCGCTATGTACCCAACCCCAGCTCCGCTGACCGTAACGCCGAGGCCCGAATCGGCGTTGGTGCCGTTGCCCGATCCGCCGTACAGGGTCGCATAGTCGAGCGACTGGCCGTCCTCATGGACGATCAGGAATGTCGCGTTGCTCTTGCCGTTGGTGCCGAGCAGGGTCGATTGGAACGCATTGCCGGTAACGGGAAACCCGGTGCTGCCGTCGCTCTGCGTGGTTCCGGCCACGTAAGCCTTGCAACTGGTCCCACCGCATCCGATCGGAAACAGAGCGACGCGCGCCTCGGTCGCGTTATTGGTGCCGTCGATGTAGCAGGAATAAACGAGATTGTTGCCGGACGAATTGATTTTAGAGACGAAGCCATTGTTGGTAAAGCTGTTCTTTCCGTCGAAACTCTGTCCGAATGCGCCGCACAGGTTCGTTCCGGGAAAGTCGGTCGAATACGTCTGGCCGACGACATACGCCTGTCCTGAGGAATCGGCCGCGATTCCAAAGGCCAGGTCGCCGTTACCATGGCCGATGTCGGCCGGCGCGGTGTCGCCGCTGCCGCCGAGGTAAGTCGCATAGATTAGCGAAGCGGCATTGCTCTGAGTCGTGTCGAATTTGGCAACGAACGAGTTCGGGTTCTGGCTGGGAGGAGCATTGGCGCCCTGCAGAAAGCTCTGAAACGCATTCGGAACGATCAGATCGTTCGAGTATGCGACGCCCGTGATATAGGCTTTGCCGTTCGGGTCAAGCGCGACGTCCAGCCCCACGTCAGCAACCGTCAGGGGGTTGCCGGATAGAATCCCGGAGAACTGCTCCAGGTTGACCGGGCCGGTGCTCGACGCCGAGCCGCCGTAGTAGGTCGAGTACGGAATCGTCGCGACCACCGGATCGATCACGATCGCGCGGGAATGATCGTAACTGGCGAGTTGAATCGACGCGTCGCGGCGGGGAATTCCACCCTCGACCGTGCCGTCCTTCGCGAGAGTAAATGAGCCCTCAACCGGTATCTGACTGCCGTCGGCCGCCGTCTGATAGACGCGCGGCTTGCGCATCGTTATTTCGCCCGAAGCCGCGGCAATCCGCAAATTGCCGTCGCTATCGAGGACGCTGTCGGCGTGTCCTTCGATTGCAAACTTGATCTTGGAGGTATCGGCGCCGGCCGCCGCCACGATGTCATACTCAAGCGAATCGGGCGTGCCATAGTAAACCAGATCGACTCCTGGATACACGTCGTGGTAGCGGACACGGCCATAAGTGGGAATATCGGTGTGCCACTTCTTCGAATCCGACCCGATCAGGTAATTGACGCGCCCCTGAAGCGGCTCCATCGCCTCGGCCTGCGGATGCTGATTCGCGCCAATCATCCGGATGCGCAAAACCGATTCGGTCAGTTTTCCTTCGTCAGTCTGCTTGGAGAGGAAGCCTGCGGGAATACGGCTCTTGCCGGTCGAGCCCGCGACCATCGCGAATACCGCGGAGGCGTCGTCGGTGAGAAACAACGAATATCGCGGCGCGCGGGAGAGGAATTTTACGCTTGCGGCGGTCTGGCCGGCGTTGCGCTCGAAGTACAGCGGCATCCCGGCGATTGCCTTGGCGGCATCCGCTTTTGCGATCGGTGAATTCGCGGGCGCAACGGTGTTGTCGCGGGCCGGCGTCCTGCCGGCGATCGCGGTGACAATCACGATGGCGCCAATGAATGCTGCCGCCAATGCGATTCGCTTCAATGCACTGCTGCTATGGCCACTTAATGCGGTCATACGATCCTGATTCCTCCTATGGGGTATCGCCGGCTATTGCGCCAGCGGCACAACAAATTGCGCGCGCGAAAGCTGCTCTCCCCGCCGGCCCGCGAGGACATAATGTCAGGCGGGCCATTTTCATAACTATCGCACGTTAGACTGTCGAGACAAGCAAAATATTCGCAGCGGGCCAATCTTGCCGCTTTCATTGGCCTATGCGCTCCTGCTAGAGTCCTTCGTCGCTATGATTCGGCAATATTTTCGCTTTGTGATCGCTCTCGTAATCGTATCCGCAATCGCCGGATGCAGCACGATCAATCCACCCCCAACTCCGCAGGAGAAGGCCGAGCAGATGGAACCGATGCTCACGGCGGCGGGTTTCACGATGCTCCCGGCGGACACCCCGAAAAAGCAGCAGGAGCTATCGACCACGCTGCCGCTTAACGTTCAGTATTATGTCGGCAGAACCGGCAAGCTTCACTACTGGATGGCCGATCCGTACTACTGCAAATGCCTGTACGTCGGCTCCGAGCAGGCCTACCAGACTTACGAGCAGATGAGCATCAACCAGCAGCTCACGCAGCAGGAAGGCGAGGTTGCCGAGGAGCAGCTCGAAGCGCGCCAGCAGGAAGAGATGGCGATGCAGATGGAGGAGTTCAATCCCTACGGGATGGGACTCATCGGCCCCGCCATCGTGTGGTGACGCCGCCCGACTCGCGCATCAGCTTTCATTGGATACTTATATTTCCAAGTGAGATTACTCACTTGATACTAACCTGATGCCTGCGCTTGCGCGCGTGCCGGTGTGAGTATCGCCTCGCCGGGTTGCGCCTGCGGCAAACCGAGGCGATCGAGGATCGCCTTCTGCCCGACCCGAAGCCCCCGGTCCGCCAGCATCGCAATTATCTCCGCAAACGCCTTTTCGTCGCGATCGTCGGGCAGGCTCAACTGAATTTGCGGGTATTGCCGCCGCGGCCCTAGATTCAAGTCGATGATCGGCCGGACCAGGTCGCGCGTGAGCGTCGCGCCGAGCCGGCGCGCATCGGCGCTTAAAATGTCTCGCCTTACCGTATCGTGCACTTCCGCCGCCGCGCGCGATCCGCCCCCTGACGACGGCATCTCGGTCGTCAATGTCTGGCCGAGCACCGCCTTGCTTACCTGCGCGTCCAGATACTCGCAGAACCCGCGATACATTTCGGCACTGGCGCTGCCGCGCGCCTCGATGAACTCAATCGCCATCGACTCGGGGACGATTGCCGCGGCGTCCGTGCCGATACTGGAAACCGCACGCAAAAGCGCCTGCTTGTCCTGCTCGGTCGATCCCGGCTTGTATTTGCCCAGCCGAAGCGGCTGTCCAAAAACTTCGGTAAACGTCACCCAGTCCTTGAGCACATAATTTTTGAACAAGTATGCCCAGCCCGCCGCGCGCGCCAGGCCGCCGCGAATCGGCAATCCGGCCTTGGCTTGGGAGAAATGCGTGATGAACTTGAAGGGCGCAAGCGGCGCCGTCAGCGGTTGGATACCGATACCCGCGCGCGCCATCGGCATCAGTCCGCCGCCCTCAAAATGCCGCCCGGCCGCTTGGGGTTCGTTCTCAACCGGGATTATATCGCCCTCCCCTTTCAGCGTCCGCACCAGCATCTCCTCGCCGGCAATCCAGTCGAACATGAACCAGCGCGGATCCCGCCACTTGAGTCGCGCGGGGATCCATTCGCGCCCCTGCGTATCCCAAATGATTTCCGACGCCGAATAGCCTTTCCCGATCGCATCCAGGATGTCGAACAGCGCACTTTCGAGTTGAATCGGCCCGCCCACGATCATCTCGCGCACGAGGTCCGCGGCGCGATGGTCTTCCTCCGCGCCCGAAGCCGGGCGCACAACGATATCCAATTGCGCACAAGTCTCCTTGCGCGTACGCAGCACGGCCAGATAGTGGAGGTCTTTTTCCTCCATCTCCTCCGCCAATTCGAGGTACAGAAACGGATCGCCGAATTCGGCCTCGCGCAAAATCTGTGCGAGCCGGACCGGCGTAAGCCCCGCCGACGGATGCATCACCGAAAATATATTCCGCACTCCCGCCATCGTTGGCGCCGCCTGCTCGGCGGTAAGGAGGCCGGTATCAACTTCGCGCCCGTATGCATCGTAGAGTGTCATCCTAAAACCTCCGCTATCGTTAAAATCCGCGCGAGCGCGCATTGATCGGCGGCTCTTCATCAGGCGCCTGCCATGGATCGCGCCGGGCGCTCCAAATGTCATTCACGCGCGAAGCTTCCGCGCTTCGATATGCGATCTCGCCCGGCTCGGCCCGGGACGCGAAATAAGCCAGCGCCGCCGCAATCGCGCTGTCGCCATGCCGCCGGCCGCCGTCGCTCCCGGTTCGCCGCTCCGAAATCTTTGCGATTCCGCGCTCGACGGATAGCGCACGATGATCGGCGAGGATGTCCGCGTCGCGCGGAATCTCTATAGTCGCGTCCTCGAATGCGGCCTTGTAGCGCGGCATGTTGTCGCGATACCACGCTTCCGAAATCATCACCTGGGCGATCCGCGAGCCGTATCGGTTCGCCGCCGTCTCGGCCAGATATTGGCCGTTGCCGCGCGCATCCATCGCGCCTGCGATCAGATTCGGCATCCGATCGCCGATATAAAACAATATCTGTTCCTGGTTCCTGAACGGCACATTACGCAGCTCGACGACAAACGGCGTGCGCCGGATCAAATCGGATGCGATCTGGAGCGGCCAAATCACTGTCAGGTCGCTGGACCGGCCGAAATCCTCCCCAAAGCAGGTCATCAGCGCGGGATCGAGCGCCGCCAGCACCGGCGCAAGGCGATCCTCGCACCAGTCATGGGTTTCCGCGCGCCGGACAGGTTCGGGACGGGCGGCAAACCCGGCATCGGGTTCCCATCGAATCACCGGAATTTCAGCGCGCATTCGCGCTTCGATCATCACGGAGGACAAAAATGCGCTTGCGGCCGCGCGCGGAACGCAAAACAACTCTTCATCCGTGTTGTCGCCGTAATAATCGATGATTTCCTTGCGCCACGCGCGTTCCCCCTCCGCACTCCATTCGATTCCGCGCCGTGCGCAGATCTTTTTGAACAGGCCGTCGGCGAGCGCATCGTCGAAGGTCGTTCGATGCAGCGAATAGGGGCGGCGGCCGGCGCGGATGTCATTCACCAGCTCGTTAAACGGATTATCCGCGCCGTTGTGCGTCGAAATTATCCGCACCAAGCCGCCCCACATCGTGAATGCAAGCGCGGCCTTCAGCAGGCCGGGGAGATCGTCGTGAAAGGCGGCCTCGTCGATGACGGCGCATCCATCCTTGCCGCGCAGGTTGGACGGACGCGATGAAAGCGCAACGATTTTGTGCCCGGACGCAAACCGGATGCGATAGGCGAGTATCGCGGCGTGCTCATCGGCGACGGCAATCTCCTCGATCGCGCGCGCCGCCCGATCGAACCGGCGCGCCCATCGCGCCGCCGTCTCGATGAATTCCTGCGCCATGTCCTTGTTGTAGCCGATGTACCAGCCGTCCATTCCGGCGTTGCCCGCGGTTGCGGCCGACAGCGCGCGATCGGCGGCCTCCGTCCACGTAATTCCGATCCGGCGCGATTTTTCGCACACCTTCACCTGCGCGCGATCGGCAAGCCACCGGCGCTGATATGGAAGGAGAATGGAAAGCCGATCGCTCACGATCTCACCCCCGGTCGCCCTCTTCCTTCAGGCGAGGGGGGACGCACGGCCCTCTCCGCTGTCTGGTTCCCCTCTCTTGAACAGAGAGAGGCTGGGCGTGAGTTTCCGCTCGTCACGGCTCGATCTCCATCAGGACGCGGCGGATTTCATCGGCGCCCCGCTCGCTCAAGCCATGCTCGCGCGCCTCATCGATCTTTTTTCCGGCGGCCGCGATCTTCTCGCGCGCATGTTCGGTCCATTTGCGATGCTCCGCCTCCGCACGCACCAGTCCTGCGACACTGCGCGCGACTGCCGACAGATTCAGCGACCCCGCCGGGCCCGTCTTGGCCCCGGCCGGCAATCGCTCGTTTGCGGCGATCAGCACCTGAAACAGTTGCGTCTGCACCAGGCGCAAAAGCGCCTCCTGCATGCTCTTTTCATCGCCTTCGAATTGGGCGCACACCTCCCGTGCCTGCTCGGTCGCAAGCCGGATGGCCGCCAACTGCTCTTCGAATTTCCGCCCATATGCATGGATCGCCTGCTTGGATACGGCGATCCCTTGTTGACTGAGCCAATCCGCCAGCTCCTGATGGCCGGCAAATCCGCCCTCGCGCAATCGGCGATCGAATTCTTCCTTCAGCGCCGGCGGCATCCGGTGGATTTTCCCGAATGACGCCACCAGGCTGGGCCTGCGTTTGGATGCCATGGGATTGTCCGTCGTCACGAAAATTTGCGCGGCCGCGCGACGCCCGCCGGCGCGGGCTGATTGTATTCGACCACGTCGACGCCGGTGGCGGTCAGCCGGAGAAACCAGGTCTCGCCATCCTCACCGTCAACTTCAACAAGCCCGTGGCCGCGCAGGTAGGCTATCTCGCGGCGCAGGGCGCTCAGCGAGAGCGCAAGCTTGATGTCGGTGAGAACGCGCCAGACAATTTGTTCGGACACCGCTATCGGGCGGCCCGCATCGACCACGCGCAGAATCCGCCAGCGCGCCTCTTCGCGGCGCTTTTGTTCCAGGTCAATCCCGTCCGACATATAACCTCTCTTTCACACCGCCCAACTCTTCGCGGAATTCATCGCGCATGGTGTCGAGCTTGGCGTCGATGGTGGCGATGAACCGGATCCAGTCCTCGCGCCGCACGTACTCCAGCGGCAGGCTGGCCTTGAATTCATAAAGGCTTCGTTCGATCTGCTCGATTCGGCCTTCGTCGCGACTGCGCCGTTCGTCACGGCGATCCAACAGCCAGCGCATCGTGGCGGCATTTGCCGCCACGATGCCAGCAACGATTCCCGCCCATGCCGCAACCAAGCTCCAATTCATAGCGTTATGCTTCAGCCCAGCGCCGATGCGGCGACGCCGGCCATCGTGGCCGTCACCAACCGGAGCGCCACGGGGCCAAGCGACTTCGCCGCGGCGGGCGCCTCGTTCTCGACGGTTTTGACGGCGGTATCGATGATGCTGCCGAGCGACGCGCCCGCGCCGAGCGCCGCAATCGCCTTGTTTACCGCATCGGAAATGACCTGCTTGGCGGAGTTGTAGGCGTCGGTCGCGAATTGGCCAAGCGCGTTCTGCAGCGGCATCCGCACCATCGTCCAGGCCGCGAGCGCATCGGCCGCAAGCGGCGTTTCGATTGCATCCCAAGCCGCGTCGACATCTTTGATGCCCGCGCTTGCAAGATGCTCGATTGTCGAAATCATTCCCATCGTGTGTCTCCTTCAGTTCGGCTTCATCCCCGCTCCCTCTCGACAAATGGAGAAGGGAGACGCTTTGGTTGGGTTTCGTTTTTCACGGTAGTGGCGGCAGCAGCGTTCCCGCCGTGTCGATCGCGGCGCTCGCGGCGCTGGCGGCCGCCGACTCGCTCATTCCGGGCGATTCGTAAATCACGTTGCCGAAATCGTCCTTGCACACCCAGAGCACGATCTGCTGGTTCCATGGACGGCCCGAGCCGAACCATGCGGCCGAACACCATCCGCGCGGCGGATCGAGCTGCGCGGACGAAATCCGCACTCCCGGATTAAACGGGCTTGGCACGGAGCATCCGTATGCAATGGAAAGTACGAGACATCCGCAGATTACGACCTGATTTTTCATCGTGCCGCCTTCCCGTATGCGGCCCGGCATCGGTCGTTGTCGTTCTTGAGGAGCACGATGCGCCGCTTAAGCGCATCGGCCGCCGGCGCATCGAAGCACAGCGAATAGCCCGAGTTGGCCGGGCATGGAGCGGCGGCAGCCTCCGGCAGCGCAGGCGGCGCATCGAGCGGCGGCATCGCCACGGGAGCGCCAAACAGGCTGAATGAACAAGCCTGAGCGAACCCGCAAATTATGCAGACGATCGCCGATCTCAGGATCGGCGCACCATGCGATTTTCCGGCCTTCGGGAAGATTATCTCCGCGAAACCAATGGATACTTCGGTTACTCTTTTCATTGTCCTTTCAGCGGATCCCAGCTCTCGCTCGCCGGCTTGTCGCTCCATCCCAGCGGCGCCGAGGCGCCCGCGCGGCCGGCAATTGCTCCGATGCCCGCCAAAATCGCGGCGATCGCATCGGCGCCGATCTTTCCGGTCTGCGCGATGATCGATATGCCCGTCACTATCGACATCACGCCGGCCCAAAATGTCCTGCTCTTGTAAAATGCGCGCGAACTCACTTTTGAAACCTCCGTGGGAATTTCCGCGGTCATTCGTAGGCTCGCTTGAGCCATCCTTCGAGATAGCGATGGCGTCCGCGGTCGAGCGCGGCCAGCGTGCGGTAATATCCGGCCGCCTCGGAACGCATAGCGGCGAGCAGCGCATCGGAGTTCGCCGCCAGCGCGGCCGTCACCGTGGCCGGACCGATTGCATGGTCCTCCAGGATTGCGCCGCCGCACGCGCGCAACGCCCGCTGCAGGCATACGATTGCGTGCGCGGGACCGATATTCACCGCAAGATTGAACGTCTTGGCGCCAACTTCGGGCGGGAGCGGCTCCAGCCCCAGGCGCATCCAGAAATCGCGCCAGTAGATTTCAATCGCCCGCTCGCGGGTCAGCGCCCGGACGTCAAGATTTGGATATTGGCGCGACGAGATGCCGAAGTTCGTGGCGCCGCCCGGATCGGCAGGATCGGCGCAGTAACCGCCCTCGTCCGCCAGCAGGCGCATGACCGCCGCCGTGAATGCCTGTGAATATGATGCGGCCGGTTCAGCCTTGGATTCCACCAATCATCCGGAGCCGGCCGGTCCGGGCGTTGATGTATACCGCGCAGCAGCCAAAACCTTGTACACGTGCCGTTCCGTGCATCGCAGGTTCCGCGCGATCGATGCGACGCTCGCACCCTGTGCCCGCATCGAGAGTATCTGTCTTCTCCGGCCGCCCGCGCCGCTGCTGACCGGAATAACCAGGCGATCGCCGCCGAACAGCCGCGCGAGGTTTCGCGCGGCCGTCAATCCGATCGAGCCGGTCACCACGTGTTCAGGCGCCGGAGCAATGGGAATGTACAGCCGACGACCGCCGAAATCGGCGATCAATCGGCCGCTGGCGCGATCGCCGATTGCGCGCTGGACTTCGCTAAACAGCGAATGACGCCGATCGGGCGATGGCCCGGAATCATGCCCGTATGAATGCGCGGCGATTAGATTCATAGCGCATAAGCCGCGCGCAGATTCTCCGGAATCGTACCGATCTGGCGGTCGCGATCGTAAACCAGCCGCCAGCCGACTTCGGGATCGTCCTGCAGGCAGGCGCGGCAGAAACCATGCTGCCGCAACGATTCGATGTAGGCGACCGGTTGTTGGCACCAAAGGCATCGCGTGATGCGGCTGGCGGTGGTATTGGGGCGGGCGGTCTGGAGATCAGTATCCATAATGGCTCCGCGGAGTGAGAATTGGCGGGCAAGTGCCGCACTGAATCGATGCTGGACGGCATATTACTGGCGATAAGAAGCGCGACGCGTATAGCGCTAGTGGCATCACGAAGCTAAGCATAGCTAGCGGTAACATTGAGTTAGCATGAGTGGCGGAGGGTGAGGAATCGGCGGCATGGCGCTTGCGGAAGGAATCGCTGTGGCGAATCGAACGGGCCTGTGGAAACTTGAGGTGGGGAAGCGTTGTCATACCCTTAAGCTTGTTATTCCACTATGGTAGACTAGAGTCAAGAGTTGTTATGGGTGACGCGGAATTTCGTGCGCGGCTGGCGCAAATTATGGAGCGATTCGGATCCGTTGCCGAGATGGCTCGGGCCGTCGGTCTCTCCGACAACGCAATCTACAAGTGGCTAAAAGGTACCGGGCAGCCTAGCGTCGCGAACCTGATCGCGCTCGCACGCGCGGCGAACGTCTCACTTGAATGGCTTGCGACTGGAGAGGAACCAGCGCAGAAGCCCGGCGCAGCCGATGATGGTCATCATCCCCCTAATTTCATCTTTATGCCGCGCAATCAACTGCGCCAGCGGGGCGGAAAACGCGGTGCCTCGTCGAGAAACGAACAGGTCGTCGATCATCTGGCGTTCCGCACGGACTGGGCCGCACGCTATCTTCGCGTCGAGCCACGCGATTTGATTTTGATAGAGGCCGCCGGCGACGCCATGGCGCCCGCGATCGCAAGTGGCGATCTAGTCCTGGTGGACATGGGCCGGCCGCGGTTTATACAGGAAGGCATCTACCTGTTAAAACACGCCGGCGGAATCTCGTTGAAGCGGCTCGAGCTGCGCCCGGATGGAAAGGTGCTTCTGTGTAACGACAATCCCGTATACCCGGCGCTCACGGCCGAGAGACAGGATGTAGCAATCCTGGGTCGCGCGATTTGGAGCGGCGGTCGAATCTAGCGCTCCACCGGGCAGCCCTCAAGCATTCCGGCCAAAATGAAACTGGCCGGTGTGCCCACGACACACCGGCCAGTCCTTTCGAGCTAGATTATTTCCTACTTGTGCAGGAAGTTGATCGAATAGCCGACGTCGATCGGATTCGAAGGCTTGAATCCAGGGTTGGATACGCCCACGATTGCGACTGCATCGCCCGCCGTAACATCAAGGAAATTGACCGTACACGTACCTGTCCCCGCGCCCGTGCAGCACAGGTCAGGAGTTCCCGGTCCGGTGCAACTACCGTTGACTCCGTACAAATCCTCGCAGGATGTACTCGGATCGACGATTGAGCACAGCTGGATATTACCGGTCGTGCCCGGACCGATATCCTTTACATAGAAATCGTATTCGCCGTGGCAAGTCCCGGTTCCCAATCCTGTGCAGCACACCGCAGGAACGCCGGGCGCCGTGCAACTCAGGTTAGCATTGATCGAGCCCGGCGGCTGACTGGCCTGAATCCGGAAGTCGAACAAGGTACCATCATTGAGCGCCGGAATCGGAGTGTATGTCCGCGCCTGAGTATTCTGTCCATGCTCCGAACCGTTACCAGGACCCATCACGTCGAACAGGTTACCCGGTGACATATCTGTCGAGAAGGCCTGCCCGAGGAGCGTACCCAGTGTACCGCCGGTCAGAAGAATCACGTTTGAGGTTGGCAGTCCCGTGGTGCCGATCACTCCGACGGCACCAGTCGGCCCAGTCGGACCCATCGGGCCTTGATCGCCGGTCGGGCCCTGCGGTCCCTCCGGTCCTACGACCAAGCTAGCAGGCCCCTGCCCACCGATTGGTCCTTGCGCCCCAGTCGGCCCGGTCGGCCCCACCGGCCCAGGTCCGCCAGGGGTCCCAGCCAATCCTTGATCGCCCTGCGGACCCTTGGGTCCCGTCGGCCCGACCAATCCGGTCGGTCCTTGCGGTCCCTGCGGTCCCACCGGACCCTGAGATCCCGTCGGGCCAGCTGCACCCACCGGTCCCGGAGGTCCCTGCGGACCCACCGGACCCGTTGAGCCGGCTGGACCCTGAGGCCCCACCGGGCCAGCAGCGCCATTCTGCCCCACAGGACCCTGCGGTCCTGCCGGTCCCGAAGCCCCGGAAGGTCCCTGCGGTCCAACAGCACTCCAGCTCAAATGGGTCGCACGAGCATTACAACTCGTATTGATACCGGAGATTAAGCCAGCGCGATTGACGCAGATCGCAATAGTCTGCGCCGCCGCGGGGCTCGGAGATCCGGCAAGCATCATCACGGCGGCTGCGGAGGCTGCGAGCCAAAGCCAACCGTTTTTCACTGATCGAGGCATCCCCATATCCTCCTGCGCGTTCGACATTCCCACCCTATAGTGCTCCAATGTCCTTTCTTCTCCAGTCATCACGGCGTTGTAATCAGGTATAGGCCCGACCAGGACACATTGGTGTCCGACGTTGCCGCCACTCCGGCGTTGCATCCAGTGCCGGCCGCATCCGCTTCGATCGACACGCGGTCGCCATCAACTAAAACGTCCGTATTCGTCGGATCGTTGCAACTCGTATTAGGCGACGTGATGGTGCAAGTCTCGTTGCCACAGGCTCCATCGATCATCACGGTAAACACATAGTCACCCGTCGCTGGAGTCGTACTGACGTCCACCGTCAGATTGGACATGGTGCCCGCCGGCATCGGCGTCTCCGCCGCACCGTAATCGTCGGTCGCGTTCTCCGCACCGCCACCAGGTGGCAAATAGAGAAGATCGCCAGCTACCAAATTAATACCAGAGCCGATACCAACCGTGCCACCCAGCGAGCCGCCGGTCAGAACACTCAGCTGATCGCCGAGCGTGCCAGTCGCACCGACTGGCCCAGTCGGTCCAGTCGGTCCCGCAAATCCGGTCGGACCAGTCGGACCCGTCGGTCCCGGAGGTCCTTCAGGACCAGCCGGACCCGCAGGTCCAGGTATGCCAACCGGGCCGACATCGCCAGTCGCTCCAATTGCCCCCGCCGGACCCGGATCTCCGGTTTGCCCGGCAGGCCCTTGCGGGCCGGTATCGCCGATGGCGCCAGTAGGACCCTGAGGTCCAGTCGGGCCGACCAATCCAATCGGTCCTTGAGGTCCAGTCGGGCCAGTCGCACCCGCAGGCCCTTGAGGTCCTACAATTCCCTGCGGTCCCTGCGGTCCCTGCGGTCCGCTGGGCCCAACCGCACCCTGCGGCCCAACCGGACCGGGCGAACCCGTCGGTCCAACCGCACCGGTCGGCCCGATCGGCCCCTGAGGCCCCACAGGACCAGGGATATTCCAAGTCAACTGCGTCTGCTGGCCCGTCCCCGGCGTATCCCGGCAGGTGATTCGGCCGTTTAGGCTGATCTGATCAATCCTGCCATTCCTCGCCACGCAGATCGAAATGATCCCGGGCTCCTGCGCCGACGCTGAAGCTGGCGCAATCGTTAGAAGAATCGCGGCTGCACTCGCCCCTGCGAGCCAACGCCACGCATGCTTTAGAGGCTCAGACATGCTCGTCCCCTCCCTGTAACTCCGGCATCACTGCTCCCACGTATCATTCTGTTCTCTCCGAGCGTGCTCACGGCTATTAGCCACTTCATGGAGGTGTCGTACCCGTAAAGCTCTGCCTAAAGACCATCGACCAAGTCAGGTCAGTAAGGGTCGAGCCCTGTGTAGAGTCGACTTCGATCGACACCGTATCTCCATCTTGGACAGGAATCTGAATTGAGCCCGGTCCAGCCCCAGCGCATACGTTGTTACCACCGTTGCTGCTGCAGCATTGGTTAGTATCGGAAATCTCACAAATCAGCGCAGGTCCGCCTCCACTGGGATTTCCAGTGCCATCGCACGGCCCTGGACCAGGAACTCCGGCCGGATTCACACAGACCGCGAACGTATAGTTCTCGCCGGTCCCGGGAGCGTCCTCAGTTGTAACGAACAATTGACCCAACGTCCCGGCCGGCATTTTCACAGCAACCGACTGACCATAGAGGGCCCCACCAAGAATGGCTGGTCCGATGTTGGCGCCGTTGCCCGGCCCCAAGAAAACAGTGTTGCCGCCGCCGATCTGCACGCCCGGTGGTACACCGATGTTTTCATTCAGGTCGCCAAGGTTACCGCCAGTAAGAACCGTCGCATTGAAGCCGCTTGCACCAGTCGGTCCCGTAGGCCCTGTCGGCCCCGTCGGCCCAACCGCACCAGTCGGCCCGGGAAATCCCTCAGGTCCGGTCAATCCGACCGGTCCCGGAGGCCCTGTCGGACCCGTCGGTCCCGGAGGCCCCTGCGGTCCAGGCGCACCCTGCGGCCCCGCCGGACCAGTCGAGCCAGCGTCGCCTGTCGGTCCAATTGGGCCCGCAGCGCCCATCAGGCCAACCGGCCCGGTGGTGCCCTGCGGCCCTGTCGGGCCAACCGCGCCCGGAGCGCCCTGCGGCCCGAAAGGCCCTTGCGGCCCCGTCGGCCCAGCGACCCCAACCGGCCCCGGCTGTCCCTGCGGCCCGCCTGTTCCCTGCGCTCCCTGCGGCCCCGTCGGCCCTTGGGGTCCCTGCGGCCCCGTCGGTCCCGGAGGACCCACCGGCCCAGTAGGCCCGGTGATACCGGCTGAATCCCAAGTAATTTGGTGCAGCAACGGTGGGCATGTGGTCGTATTGATATCGGCCACGTCAATTCGACCGAACCGGTTTACGCAGAGGGTAAACGTCGCCGCGTTGCCGACGGACGGCACGCTCAGCAGACACGCTACGCCTAGCGCGACGCCAAGGCTCCAGCGCCACGCATGCTTGCCAGATTCACGCAT